GCGCTTCCTCGCGGGTTAGCGTGATGGTCATTGCTGTTCTCCTGTAGCTTTGTATATGCCGGTGCGGGTTGCTTTTACCGCGTTGTACTCATCCATTCCGCCAATTTCATCCAATGCAGCATCCACATACGGCAAGCAAAGTTTCAACGCCTCCACCAACTCAGCATTCACCTCATGCAAGCGGCGTAACTTCATTACCGCTTCGGTCTGATTACGTACCTCAAGAATTTCCCAGATGCTTGCCAAAGCAGCCGTGCTTGCTTGTGCTGCTGCGCTATCGCTTGTGTAGCCCATTGCCCAGTGCGGTCGGAAACTCTCAAGCGCAGCGATTTCGCCTTGCTGCCTTCGATTCTCACCATGCAAGCGGCGTAGTTCGGCAGATTCAGCCTTAAGCCCGTATATTTTTTCTAATCCGTCAGCTAGTCGTAAGGATTCTGGCTGTGTCATAGTCTGTGTCCTTTAGTTATTGGCGGTTTTACTGGCACTGTGGAAGTAGTAATAATTCCAATGCAGCACAAAGCCACAATGACGTAAAACAGCAATATCATATTTTTAAGCATTGTCAAACCATTGAAGGAACATTAAGCAACACATAGCATGAGCTAGATGAGATTTGCCTGTCTCTACATCGTCAACCTCGCCTTGCCACCATGCGTCAAGATGCCTCATTGCTGCATCGTAGTACCTAGTTCTGGCGTCTGGTACTTTCATCCAATTCCCGTCTGAATACTTGCGAGAACCGTACTCCAGAACGTCAAATACTTCATTCATTACGCCAGCAGGAACTAGGCTCCATCTGCGTTTTTCCGAATCGTATTTGATGCCAGTATCCATGCTGTAGTCCAGTCAGGTTTAATTTTCACACGGTTTACGCGTCGTTTCCTATTTCTTTTTTCTCTACGATCTGCGTCTTTTGATAGCTTTTCTCGATAACGCTTGCATCGTTCCTCGCGGGTTAGATTAGGTGGCTTTGGCTTGCTTGGATTGTCTCCTGCGCGGTAGTACGGCCAATGCATCACCCTTGATCCTTTTTCCTCAAGTTTCCATGCGCTAATGTAAATTTTCTTTTCAGCTAACAAGTGGTCAATGTACATCTTTGAGTATTTGTAAGTGACATGGATTTCTTCTGCTATGTCATGCCTACAAAGTGACTTTTCTGACAAGATATTGAGAATCTTCTTTACTTTAGCGATGGCAGCGTAGGTTCTGAATGCGTATTTATTTCGTATCTTTGATCCAGATGCCATGTTCGTTCAGGTAGCCTTTTCGATCTTTGATTTCTAGGAAAGCAGATGCAAAACATTTTTTGACATCAACATCTTCAATAGCAGCGACCATAGTAAGACACACAATAACGTCACCAATTCCATCAATAATACCGTTACGGTCTCGTTTTGAAATTGCATCTGCTAGTTCTCCCATTTCGGATACTGCTTTAAGAAGCTGCGTCTTGGAGTCAGAGTGCTGGATAATCCCTCTAGCCTCACCCCACCGGACTACTTCAATTTCTGTGCTTTCGTAGCTCATTTTTCTCGTGCTTTCATCATTGCATCTGCCATTTCGTATGAACCTTTTGAAATTAAATCATCTGTAGCAGCAGCATCTGGATCATTTGCCAAAAGTGCTTGCATAGCTTTAGCAGCAAAGTAATCGCGCAAATTCATTCCTTCTTGTGCCATATCTACACCATCTTTAGTGTAGTGAATCCCTGATGTTGGAAACGCTTTCATTTAAGCCTCGCATAGTTGCTTTATTTCAGCGATAGGAATGCCGTACTTCTCATGCACAGCGATAATGACTTCCGCTGATGCTTTCTTATGACCACGACGAATACGGCTAATCGTAGGATGGGAGATGCCCATCTCCATAGCCAGTTGACGGTCGTTCTTGACGTTAAACGTCTCTTTTAGATAGTCCAGCAGTTTCAATGTAATCTCCTAAGTTAAGGCCGCTTACGGCGGCTAGTCGACATAATCACAAGTGGAAAGACAGTACCTGATAGGGAGCACTTGCTTATGCTGCCAGAGTTATATGCGCCACCGCTGGCTAGGCTAGTTTGGTGGGCTACTCGCTGCGTCTGTGTGTACTCTTAGCTGTTTATGGTTGTGGATTTACCCAACCTGCTTTCCACACAGCATCCGCTTTTGCCCATAGACTTAGAAACAGTTAGTTGAACAGCTAGAACCGTAACAGCACGTAGTACACGTTACGTACTGGCCGTTATACATATAGGTATGCGTGGTGCAGCTTGCGTATGCCATCGTTGCAGATGCAGCCAGCCAGAGTGCGATTAGGTATTTCATATTGCCTCCTTAGAATGCTACATCGTCAAGATTATCGTCAATGAACTTAGGCTCCTGCTTCGGCTTCTGAGCGTCTTTAGGCTTCACAGACAGACTCAGAAACTTCTTACCAGCCTTAGACTCTTTGACCCATCCAGACAGCCAATATTCAACTCCGTTGACGTTTACCGAACCAGAATGGTCAGGATGATTGTCGGCAGTCTTATTCTGATTCTTCATCAACATACCGCGATTAGTATTGTCGTATTGCATATTATTTCCTTAACGAGTAGTAAATTTCTTGATTGCACTGCGGATTTTTGAATCCAACTGGCTCCACAGCGCCTTTTTCCAGTCGGCATCTAGTTGCAATTCGTTAATGTAGTCAATAGCGCCTTCAATGTCATTCTTTAACGACAGTGCATTGACCTCCATTGCATAGCTCAGGATCTGCTCTTTATCTTCTGCGCTCATGCGGTCAAATACGTCCTTAGAGACGGACTTGTTAGAAGCCTTCTCAACCACTGGCTCAGAGGCATCGATAGCGTCATGCTCAACGATAGCCATAGCCATAACGAGCAGGTAGCGGGTGATGTAGGTAATCGACGCGCCAAGATTCTGAACAGGATGACAGCCCTTCAGTTGCGCTTCTGCCATAGGGCAAGTGAACTTAGCGCAGCCACCGTTTTCTGTGTCAATGATCCGCATAACAGCCAGATCGCTAGTGAACTCAAGCGTATGGCAAAGGCCTAGATCATCGTAAATCTTGTTTACTGTCGGCAGGAAGTCTGCCAGTTCGAAGTAACGGTATCCTGCGAATTTATTGTGGCCTGATTTCTTCAGTTCAATTGATTGCAGCGTTACACGAGCGCGTTGCAGCTTGTCATACACGATCCACTGCTGGCGTTCCTCTTGTTCCTGCTGCTGGCGATAGTTATCCATTATTTAGCCTTTATAGAATTTTTTATGCAAGATGATATTGAAAGATTGTGTTTCCTTAGCAGGTTGAACCTTTGCAGCTTCCTTTTGCTCTTTGCGAATACGGTCAAAAGTTTTCTGTACATTTGTTTTAGAGGAGTGAACATATTTAAAGTCTTTGTCTAGAATTGATTTCATACGTTATCCAAAAGCATTGCAAGGAGGAACAAAGATACAATAGTAAGCAGCGCGTGTCTATCAATGAATTGCGCCAGCTTGTCGTTAGTATTCAGTAATCTATTCAGTAATCTATTCATCATCTGTATATTCCGTTTCTAGTTCTTTAACTATTGACTCAACATTCTCAGGGATATTCCGCATTGCACGATAAGCCATGTAGATGATTTCCTTATCGCTATCGCTACATTCTCTGCGCTCTAGCCTGTCAACGAGAAGACGCAATGTATATACAATTTCTGCTATATCCCAGTTGCTCAGTTCTTCTTTCTTAGGATTCATACATCCCCCTGTCTCTACGTTCTTCGTACAGATACTCTTGATGTGCGTAGTAGTTATCTTCGTCTGTTGGCTCGTACTCTGGCAGGTCTTGATCTTTAACGATACGGTTGACAAGTTTTACCAGATGGCGTTTCATTGCGCCTTGCAGCTTGACTGGATCTTTCTCAAAGGTTGACCACGTAAAGATCAGCTCTGCCAGTTCTTCTTCAAGATACTTAGGATTGATGTACTTGGTAATGTCATACGAGTTACCGTCAACCAGATCGGAAATCAGCATTTGTTCGAATTCTTGGCGGTTCATATTTATCTCCTAGTAATCGCGTATTGCGATGAGACAAATAGTACAGAAGCTAAACATTTGCGTAAACAAAAATATTTTAATCGGTAAACATATCTGCATAGATAAATTCTATTGCACAAGATAACAATTATTGTGTATGGTGTCGGCATGAAAAGAAGTTGAAAGAATTGCAACAAAACGAATCTAAAGACTGGTTCAAGCCGTTGCAAAGGACATTACCTACTACTACACCACGAGGACAGAAGATTGAACGACGAAGCATCAAAACCCTTACCAGTAACGTCAAGCGGCAGTTCTGGAACGAGGAGCAATAACGGACTGCGGTTTTGCTATGGCTGTAAGCGTAGCCGGTCGTTAATGCAGTTTAAGGAGCACGAGGTTTGCAGGATTTGCCAGCTTCGAGGTGTTAAGGTATAGTTGTGGAAGTAGCACACGCTTGGAGGCGTGTTTTGAGTAAGCCTTAGATGAGACTCTGCTGGTACTCACCAGTCCTCCAACGCCGCTTGCGGTGAGAGTCTCACCTAGGGCTTTTTTTATTGGAAAAAGCTATGTTGAAATTTAGAGCAACAGACAATCTTGAGGCATACATTAGTGATGTTGGATGCCTTGTTTTAAAGCAAGATTCAACAATTCATGGCAGAGAGGTAACAATAGTTTTGACTCCAGATCAAGCAGTACAGATTGCTGCTTTGTTTGCTGGAAATCACGAAATAATGAGTGAACTTTGGAACGATGGGCTGGAGGATTAAGATGATTCTTAAGCCTAAAAATTGGGACAAATTTCAGCACTACAAAGATCGTTGCCCACCTTGGATTAAGCTGCATCGTGACTTGTTAAATGATAGGATTTTTGCAAGTTTACCTATCGCTAGCAAGGCGCTAGCACCCTTACTTTGGCTGCTAGCAAGTGAGTCAAAAGATGGTGAATTTGACGCTGCTAGCAACGAGCTAGCATTCCGCTTGCATATTGCTATCAAGGATATTGAGGCAGGACTTAAGCCATTGATTGATAATGGCTTTTTTATCGATGCTAGCACTATGCTAGCACCTTGCTATCAGGTTGCTATCCCAGAGACAGAGAGAGAGGGAGAGAGAGAGACAGAGAAGAAGCCTTCGATAGAGATTCCTGATTGGATTCCGCAAAACGATTGGAATGATTTTCTTGCAATGCGTAAAGCTATACGTAAACCTATGACTGTTCGAGCTGTAAACATGATGTTTACGAAACTTGGACAGATGAAGTCAAAAGGTTTCAATGTTTCCGAGGTATTGCAAAGAAGCATTTTGAACAACTGGTCGGACGTTTACGAACCTAAAGTTCAACAAGCAACGCAATCGCAAGACTGGTGGAAGAACGACAGGAGAATCAAATGATCGGAGATTTGCTTAACCGGCTGGAGAAGGTTAAAGGTTCCAAAGGTCGCTGGACTGCTTGCTGTCCTGCTCATGGCGACAAAAGCCCATCACTGGCGGTAACAATGCTGGACGATGGACGGATCTTGTTGAAATGTTTTGCTGGCTGTTCCGCTTACGAGGTTGTTTCGGCTGTCGGAATGGACATGACAGACCTGTTTCCTAAAGAAAATAAGTTAGGGTATACCAGCGATTCACAAAGCCTTAAAAAACCCCATCGGCCGTTTTATGCCACAGACCTGCTAAAAATAATCCATTTTGAGGCACTTTTAACGGGCATAGCGGCGTTCGATTTGAGTGAAGGTAGGCAGGTATCAGACGCAGATAGAAAACGCCTTAAAACGGCTTTTGAAAGAATCAACGAAGCAGTAGGATATATTCAATGAAACACAAAAATTGTCGAGTTTGTAGATGCAATATAGATAACAATGGATTTTATGTTTTTTTTGTTGGAGCAGGATTTTGCAAAAATTGTTGGATGAAATTATTGAATCCAATAAAAAATATTAAATAAATATCATCTAGGAGAAAACTATGAATATCAAAGAAATTGACGGTGTGAAATACGTAACCTATGACGATCATCAGAAAACGGTGATACTGGCTATTCAGCTTGAGCGTGAGGCTTGCGCTATGGTCTGCGAGAAAGAGGCTGCATGGGGTGAGATCAACCCTGCGATGGGTACTGCTGCCGAGAACTGCGCTCAATTTATCCGCGATAGAGGTGAATAGTGATAAACATTCGTATTCCTAAAGACAAGGAAATGCTGGCTTTAATGAAAAAGCATGGTGACCCTGTTGATAGAAATAACCGATACGGATGGATATACCAGTTTAGCGTTGAAGATATGCAAGAACTATTGCGGGACTGGGTAAGGATAGAAACTATCAATTCGCTTAGCTTGAACAGAAAGCGGAGAATAAGACCTGAACTATTTGACGAATAAAAATATGAGCCTAGAAGATCGAGCAATAGACCTAGACAAAGCTAGGAAAGCAAGGATTCTCAAGTCAGAGACAATTGACGTAGAGAAATACCTCCATGCCAACGATGTTACGTTGAGCGTAAAACGAGCGACGGACTGGCTTGAGTCCATCAAAGAAAGCTACCTGTCTACGGACAAGCCGCAGCCTATCGTTATGCCGTGGCCGAACACTCACGATTCCTTTGCGTTTCGTGAAGGCGAGGTAACGGTCTACGCTGGCGGCAACGGTGGCGGTAAATCGCTGATTACTGGTCAAATCGCGCTGTACCTGCTTCGTCAGAAGCAATCTGTCTGCGTGGCATCGTTTGAGATGAAGCCTGAGAAGACGCTAGAACGGATGCTGCGCCAGTTCGCAGGAGAGTTCATTGACGCTCCAATGACGCACGACCGTGAGAAGTACATCACTGGACTGGTCAACCGGATGGAACGGTATCTCAGCGACAAGATGTACATTTACGACCAGCAAGGAACGACCTCGCCAGACAAGGTGATAGCCATGTGCCGGTACTGCGCTATGGAGTTAGGCGTAAAGCATATTTTCGTTGATAGCCTGATGAAGTGCGTTAAGGGTGAGGATGACTTTAACGGACAGAAGAACTTTGTTGACGAGCTAACGGCTATTGCGCGAGATCACAAGATTCATATTCACCTAGTCCACCATATCCGCAAGCTGGTTAACGAGGAGCAGCAGCCGAACAAGCACGACCTCAAGGGTTCTGGATCTATCTCCGATCAGGTGGACAATGTGTTCCTGATGTGGCGCAACAAGAAAAAAGAGAATATGAGGAACCGGGGTGAGCAGATTGATGAGTCAGTGCCGGATGCTTACCTGATGTGCGAGAAACAGCGTAACGGTGACGCTCAGGAGTGGTATGGTATGTATTATCACTCAAGTAGCCAGCAGTTCATTGACAGGCTAGGCGGTTTCCCGGTGGACTTTGATAATGGTGGGAGATTTTGTGAATGAGTTGGCTCTTTTCGCGGGTGCTGGTGGAGGAATTCTTGGGGGAAAACTGCTTGGATGGAGAACCGTCTGCGCCGTTGAATGGGAGCCATATCCAGCAAGCGTACTTGTCGCAAGACAAAATGACGGACTTCTCCCGAGTTTCCCGATTTGGGATGATGTTCAAACCTTTGACGGAAAGCCTTGGCGAGGAATTGTTGACGTTGTATCTGGCGGGTTTCCATGCCAAGACATTAGTTCAGCAGGAAAAGGCGCAGGAATTAACGGAGAGCGTTCAGGAATGTGGCGAGAAATGGCGCGGATCATTCACGAAGTACAACCTAGATTCGCGTTCGTGGAAAACTCACCAATGCTCACTTCTAGGGGACTTGGAACCGTACTTGGAGACTTGGCCTCGATGGGGTTTAATGCGCGATGGGGAGTGTTGGGAGCAGCAGACGTTGGAGCAAACCATCAAAGGGACAGAATCTGGATTGTCGCCAAACGGCGTGGACACGTTCCATACGCCCAACACAACAGGATTAGACGGTGGGAGCAACAGCAGGAAAGCATTAAAGAAAAAACAAGAAAATTGGCCTACTCCGCGAAGCTGTTCAGCAATGGCTGCGACAATAACTCAGGAGTCAGCTTGGAACACAAAGAGGAACCCGAATTTAGAAACAATAGTTGGACAAAGAATGTATCCTACTCCAACGTGTCACAACAGCAAAGAGGGCGCGTTTCCAGCGGAATACAATCGAAAAACCCCTACGCTTGCGACTCACGCTGGTGGGAAACTGAACCCAACGTGGGTAGAGTGGCTGATGGGGTGGCCTCTAGAGTGGACAGACTTAAAGCCATTGGCAACGGACAAGTTCCATTGTGTGCAGCAGAAGCATGGAGAATCTTGAGTGCATGAGTTTTTCGAGGAAGAACGGCATCGTTGTGAGGTCAGGCAAATTTTGAGATGGAGAGCACAGGATAGAACGATGGCTGTTGAATACTTGAGCAAGGTGAGGCAAAAACGAGGCGAAGAAGCAGCTTCTAAGTTGCAAAAAGACTGCACAGATCAGTGGGCTAAAGGAAATCGCGGTACAGAAGGAGACTGGCGTTGAGAGCGTTTCGGGTGGACAAGAATCAGAAAGACATTGTGAACGGGTTGCGTGGTGCTGGCTATTCCGTTCAGCATTTGCATTCCGTAGGCGCTGGATGCCCTGACATTCTGGTAGGTGTCAATGGTATCAATATCTTGATCGAGATTAAGGAAGGTGACGGTAAGCTGACTCCTGCTCAGATTGTCTGGCATTCAGCGTGGAAAGGGCAGGCAAATATTGCTAAAAATACAGAAGAAGCCATTGAGATTATAAAAAATGCCATCAAGCAAGAAACCGAGAAAAAAGAAAAGTCCGGGGGCATCCTCGTTGCCCATAACTATCAGGCACAGCGCAGAAGCAGAGACAGCGTTACAACTGGCTCCCCATGCGGAACTGATGAAGTTTCGGGAGGGAATAGCAACGGAAGAAAGCTGGCACACGATAGTGGCGAGGCTGAACGTGGGTCTAGTAGCCATCCAGCA